GTGGTAGAGGTTTGAAAATTAGAAGTATAAAAAAGAAATAAAAACATTTAAAATTTAAAAATTATGGCAGGTGCATTACAAGCTATACCGGGAGTTGCGTTACAACCTAGTTCGCATCAAACCCCATTAGCTTCAAATTACATTACTGATTTCAACTTTTTGAATCAGTATCTTCCTGATACTTACGAAAAAGAATTCGAGAGATACGGGAATAGAACAATCTCCTCATTCCTTAGAATGGTAGGAGCAGAGATGCCTTCTAATTCTGACCTTATTAAATGGGCAGAGCAAGGAAGGTTACACACTAAATATATCGATTGTGGTGTGGTCGGTGGAGCGCAAGTTAACCAAGACCAAATTACACTACAAGTAAATGACGTACTTAATCCTGCGAACTCTACAGTTCAGCCGGGTTCAGGTGCTACTGTACAGATTGCAGTTAGAGTTGGACAAACACTTGTTGTTTCTAACAATAACGGTACTGCAGAATTCAAAGGAATTGTTGTTTCTGTAGACGTTGCTAACAACCAATTTGATGTTGCATTCTATAATGCTGCAGGTTATACAGGTGGTTCAGGAGCAGGTAATGCGGATTGTACAATCTTCATTTACGGTTCAGAATTCAGAAAAGGAACACTTGGAATGCAAGGTTCTTTAGAAGCTGACGATTTCATTTTTGAAAACTCACCTATTATCATTAAAGATAAGTATGAGGTAAGTGGTTCAGATATGGCACAAATCGGATGGATTGAAGTTACAACTGAAGACGGAGCTACAGGATACTTATGGTATCTTAAATCAGAGCACGAAACAAGATTAAGATTTGATGATTATCTTGAGACTGCAATGATTGAAGCAGTTCCTGCAGAAGCAGCGTCAGGTGCTGCAACGCAAGTTGTATCTGACCAAGTAGGTAACAAAGGTTCTGAAGGTATCTTCTATGTTGTACAACAAAGAGGTAACGTATGGTCAGGTGGTAATCCTGATGCGTTAGTTGATTTTGACAACATTATCAGTAGATTAGATAAGCAAGGTGCAATTGAAGAGAACGTAATCTTTGTTGACAGAGATTTCGGTTTCGATATTGATGATATGTTAGCAGCACAAAACTCTTACGGAGCGGGTGGTTCTTCATATGGTTTATTTGATAACGATTCAGAGATGGCGTTAAACTTAGGCTTCACAGGCTTTAGAAGAGGATATGACTTTTATAAGTCAGATTGGAAATACTTAAACGACCCAACTATGAGAGGTGGTTTAACAGGAGTAGGAACAGTGAACGGATTATTAGTTCCTGCAGGTTCTACTACAGTGTATGACCAAATCCTTGGTAAAAACGCTAAGAGACCTTTCTTACACGTAAGATATAGAGCTTCTGAAACTGAAGACAGACGTTACAAAACTTGGATTACAGGTTCAGCCGGTGGTGCAAGAACATCTGATTTAGATGCGATGGAAGTCAACTTCTTATCAGAGAGAGCAGTTTGTACTTTAGGTGCGAACAACTTCTTTATCTTCCAAGATTAAGAGTATATATAAATAGAGGGAGTCTCTTCAAAGAGACTCCTATCTATTATTTTTATAAAATTTAAATTATATCCAATGAAAAAGAAAAAAGAATTAGTAGACAAAGTCTACAAGTTAACAAGGAATGCAGCACCTTTATCCTTTATGCTGCCAACTAGACACACTAAGAGATATCCTTTATTACATTTTGATGATGAGCTTGGAACACAAAGAGCTTTGAGATATGCAAGAAATCAAAAGTCTCCTTTTGAGGATGAGCAAGATGGTAATGCAATTCTTGAACCCATCATTTTTGAAGACGGGTTTTTGAGAGTTCCTAAAAGCAATCAAGTATTACAAAAGTTTTTATCTCTTCACCCACAAAACGGGACACGTTTCGTAGAGGTAGATAACTCAAAAGCTGCACAAAAAGAAGTGGCTAGTATTAATGTTCAAGTAGATGCATTAGTTGAAGCTCGTACTTTAAGTATTACACAATTAGAAACGTTGACACGAGTATTATTTGGTAAAGACCCTTCAACTATTAGTACAGAAGAAATGCGAAGAGATGTTCTCGTATTTGCTAAGAACGAACCACAAGAGTTTATGTCTATGGTAAATGACCCTGTATTAAAATTACACGCTACGGTACATAAGTTTTTTGAAGCAGGTTTACTTAAATACAGAAACAAAAACAAAGAAGTATGGTTTAATACAAAAACCAACAAAGGCAAGTTATGTACGATACCATTCGGTGAAGACTCTATTTATATTGTTGCTTCATATTTTCAATCAGATGATGGAGTAGAAGCATTGAAACATTTAGAGAAACTTTTAGATAGTTAATATCGACAATAAAGTTTTGCTAAGAAGGAGGCTCAGATAGAGCCTCTTTTTTTTTTGATTATCTTTGTAAAAAGAATAATTAGGATGATAAACGAGGTTAGACAAACCGTTTTAGCAATACTGAATAAAAATAATTATGGATACATTTCTCCGGGTGATTTTAATCTGTATGCAGAACAAGCGCAATTAGATTTGTTTGAAGATTATTTCTATGCATATAATTATCAAAACAATAAAGAAAACTCAAGAACTTCAGGAACAGGATATGCTGATATAAAAAAGGGATATGAAGAGGTAATAGATTTTTTCTCTGTAACACTTCCACTTACACAAAACGCAGCTAATGTATTTTTTATGCCTTCCGAAGTTACTACGGGAAGTGATTACTACTTAATAAATAAAGTGTTAATAGGTCCTGATTCAAGAGAAGCTGAAAGAGTAAGTCATAGTAAAATTACTTTATTGAATCAATCTTTACTAACTGCGCCTTCAAATCTATATCCGGCTTATACAAGTGAAGGAGCGAATATGACAGTTTTCCCTGCTACATTTAATCAGCCGGGAGATGTGGTATGTCAATACATCCGATACCCTCGTCCACCAAGATGGACTTATGTTAACTTAGGGGGTGCAGGCGAACCTGTATTCGACCAAACTCAACCTGATTATCAAGATTTTGAATTATTTGAAGACGACACAAATGATTTAATAATTAAGATATTACAATATGCAGGAGTTTCTATTAGAGAAGCTTCAGTAGTTCAGTATGCAGGTTCACAAGAAAGCACTGAAGAGCAACAAGAAAAATTATAATTATGCCGTATATAAGTCAATATGAATATTACGAGAATAATGGGAATGCTCCTGAAAATGAAAATTGGGGGTCATATCAATATGTATCGTTAGAAGATATAGTCACTAATTACTTGTTAATGTACTCAGGAAACCATTCTTTGGTTAACAATGAAGAAAGGTATAAGATTTTATTTCACGCCAAAAGAGCAATACAAGAGTTAAACTATGACGCATTCAAAGAAATTAAAGTTTTACAATTAACTGTTTGTGAAAACTTAAGATTTGTTTTGCCTTCTGATTATGTTAATTGGGTGAGAATATCTTACTATCAAGATGGAGTTATTAGACCAATGGTTGAAAACATTCAAGTAAATTCATCTAAAGCTTATTTACAAGCACAAGATTGTAGAATATTATTTGACCAAAATGGAAACGCTTTATCACCTGAATATTCGGATTTAGATTTTGACCGTATCACAGGTCAACAACCAAGTATTTATTTGAACAGACTCAGTCCATTCTATGGATTAGAAGGATATGAGTATGGTGGTTATTGGTATTTTACTTATGAAGTAGGAGCAAGGTTTGGATTGAATACAGAAACTGCAAACGCAAATCCTACGTTTAGAATTGATAACAAAGCAGGTGTAATAAATTTTGATTCAACTATGGCAAACAATAGTTGTATACTTGAATATGTTTCTGATGGAATGGAAAACGGAGACAACTCTTTAATTACAGTAAACAAACTTTTTGAAGAATATGTATATGCTTATATTACTTATGCTATATTAAATTCAAAATTAGGAGTTCAAGAATATGTTGTTAACAGAGCTAAAAAAGCTAAATCAGCTTTATTACGTAATGCAAAAATAAGATTAAGCAATATACATCCCGGAAGACTCTTAATGAATTTAAGAGGTAGGGATAAGTGGATAAAATAATATGGCAGACTTTCAAAGAAATTTTATTAAAGGACGAATGAATAAATCCGTGGATGAACGTCTAGTTCCCAACGGAGAATATATTCACGCACAAAATGTAAGATTAGGTTCTACTGAGATATCTGAAATAGGAGCAGTAGAAAACTCTAGAGGTAATTTACAACTTACAAGATTATCTTATGGGAGCAGATTTCTTTCAGGTAATGCTACGGTAATTGGAGCGTTAGAAGATGGAGCTAATGAAGAGCTTTATTGGTTTGTACACGACCCCACTTTTGCTCCTCCGGCTGATGGACCTGAAGAAACTCCAACAGGCATATTAGATTTAGTAGTTTCTTATAATACAAATACAAGCGCAATTACTTACCATATTATAAGCGTTAGTATTGATGGAAACCCTAACAATGGAACGACATTAAATTTTAATCCTACATACTTAATAACAGGTGTAAACATAATAGATGGATTATTATTTTGGACAGATGATTTTAATCCACCTAGAAAAATAAATGTAAGAAGAAATTATCCTGACCCTGTTGCTGCAAGTATAGCTGACCCTAATATAGATGGAGGAACAGGAGAACCGGAAGGTGGTTTCTTGTTACAAGAAAGTATTTTAGTAATTAAAAGACCACCGGTGGCTTGTCCGGGGTTAGAATTATCTCTTGCACCGGGAGAAGAAAATTATTTAGAAGATAGATTTATTTCATTTGCATACAGGTATAAATACCAAGACAATGAATATTCCGCAATATCTCAGTTTACTGAAGTAGCTTTTCAAACAGAAAGTTTTGATTTTAGTCCTAACTCTAAAGTAAATGAGGGCGCAATAAACAGATTTAATACGGCTACTATTACATATAATTCAGGTAGTCCATTAGTAGTTGGTATTGATTTGTTATTTAAAGAAAGTGTTAGTAATGTTATTAAAGTAATAGAGACTTTAGATAAAGACACTTTAGGATTAGCAAGTGATACTGAATATGAATATGTTTTTAGAAATGCTAAAATATTTACAGTCTTACCTGAATCAGAATTATTAAGATTATATGATAATGTCCCACGTTTAGCTCAAGCACAAACCTTAATGGGTAATAGATTAATGTTTGGAAACTATGTGGATGGATATGACTTAATAGATATAAATGATGCACCTGTAAGATTAGAATATATTAATGAATTAATCTCACAAGAAATAGGATTGACAGAAGTTACGGATAGAACTGATACCGTAGATTATACGGTAGACGTTCCTGTTACAGTAAATGAAGGTCAGCTTCTTATAAATTTAGCTAATGCTGAATTAACTGCAGGTGCTCTTCTAACTTTTTCGGTAACTTTTGAACACAATACTTTCAGTGGTGGACCACCAAATCCGGTTGAAACTTCTTCAAATTTTTCAGTTGAGTTTCAATATTTAATACCTCAAGATTTTGCTACAGTTTTTGATTTAGCTACAAGTGTAAATTTCC